CAACCTAAAAATGCTAGGCGATAAAATGCATCTTCTTCCAAAACATGAGCGTGAGCAAGTGCTATATCGTTCTGAAATCTGTAAAGATGATTGCATGGTACAGGGCTACTGTAAATATTGTGGCTGCTCTGTGCCAGGAAAAATGTATGTCAACGTTTCTTGTAATGAGGGAGAAAGATTTCCAGATCTAATGAATGCAGAAGACTGGGAAAAATATAAATTGGAAAATAACCTAGAGATTACTGGTGATATATTTCATTGATATCGACGATACTATTTGTACTCTTGCTAATCACATGGAATACGAATCTGCAGTACCTATTCCAGACGCGGTTAAGAAGGTGAATGACCTATATTTAGCTGGACATACTATCGTTTTCTGGACCGCTAGGGGGACTTCTTCTGGATTGGATTGGAGACAATTAACTGAGGGTCAACTCTCTTCCTGGGGCGTCCTATATCACGAATTAAGGTTTGGAAAGCCGGCTTATGATTTCTTTATTGACGATAAAAATATAAATTCAAGAGACTGGTTAAATGGCGAAAGTTAAAGTCTTAGTTTTAGGAAACGATCCTCAAATCAATCAAATTGACTTCGATAGTCTTTCGCCAAATATAATTACATTAGGTATAAATCGCATATGGTTAAAATACATACCTAATTATTTTTTTTTCCATGATTTAACAATTAGTGATGAATTACTTCCCCAACCTGAAAAATTAGCTAAACTTAAACAAAATTCTATTATTTTTTCCAGTGAATGGATTAGAAAGGGTAGATCTTTTTCAGATACTAGATTTCCTGTCCCAACATGGACATCCGTTTATCCTAGAAAAAACAAGAAACACTTTCCCGATTCCATAACTAATTCTATTGAATTATTTAGAGATGTTAGAAATCGACAAGAACAATACGTCTTCTATGTAGCTGGGGTTTCCTTGACTTGGCAAGAGCCTAGTCACTTTTGGAAAGAAGAAAATATTGCCACTCGAAATACAGCTGGTCCAGAATGGTACCTTCCTCGATTTGAAGCAATGCTAACTAATTTTAAGAGACTGAAGACTCATAATTATGAAATCATATCAGTCACTCCAAATTCTAAATTAAACAAGCTTTTCCGATATGAAAATATTGGAAATCTCTACAAGAAATCTTTATAGGGAAACCTTTACTGTGTTTGAAAGCACAGCAGGTTTGAATGAGCTAACAGCTGCAGTTATTGCTCCAGGCGTTGGCGGAAATTTTGCATCGATTGCACTGCCCATCGCTTCTAATAGGAGAAACAATTTATCTCCAAGTACAGCCGGTCCATTTACTGGATTGTGACCCACTTTTACGAAATTACCATTGATCCAAATATCATTCGATGCTGCTTCAATTTCGCTGCCGCTTGACATTTCGATTCTGGAATTTGCATGGATCGTAATATTACCACCTCTTAATTCAATAACTGATTGTGTTTGATCGTGTTCAATAGTAATCGCTTTATCGCGACCAATATTTACTCTAGATCCTTTTAATTGCATTGTAATTCCTTTACTAATACTGAACCAGATTTTTAACTCTTCGTCACCATCAAATAGCACAATATGCGAACCTAAATATTCTCCATCTTTACCTAACTCTTCTCGCACATCGTCTGCAATTTCATGCAAGGAATAGTACTCTGGTGAATAGGGATTTCCATTATCGAATCTAACTGCAACAATCGATCCTTTTTTAGGAACCGATAAGGAACCTCCTTTGCCTTTCTTACCGAAAAAAGCGCTCTTTTGTTTTGGATACGCCCACGGAAGATCAGCTACTGCAATATCATCGTATAGGCTAATAACTCTAACTTTTGCACGACCTTCTTTTCGAGGGTCGTTTGCGTCCTCAACTATGCCAAGAAATTGTTTGTCAACTAAGTCTCGGTTATTTCGTGATTCTATATCGTGATTATCCATATTAAATTATATCTAAAAAAGTACTTTTGGTTTAGTTAGTTGCCATATACATTACCGAGATCAGTTACTGGCGGTTCTAAGAAATTACTTGCTGCGCCCAATGCTGGATTAATTAATCCTCCTACTTGAGCAAGAGCGTTCTGCACGCTTTCACCAGCATTTTGAATTGACTCTCCAATTACCGGTAAGCCAGACAAGAAAGATGCAGTGTTTTGAACATTCGTACCAACATTTCGTGCACTCCATGGATTATGCAGTTCAGACTTGATATGATCGTCAAATAATTTACTGCCATCTGCATATGTGCTCTCTTCTTCAAAGAAACCAATATTAATTTTAAATGAATTAGTTGCAGGTGTATTTTTTGGAGTCACTTCAAGTTTGCCGGAGCCGCCAGCAAAAGTGTCTGAAAAATCAAATTCGCACTGTCTACATCTAAATTTAATATAGCCGTATTGTTTTAATACGTTAGATAAGATATTGCCACCACCTACGATATTTCCAATCGTACCAGTGTTTATTCCTAACAAGTTAGCAGCGTTTTGTCCAACTCCTGGAATTCGATAACGCAAGTTTCTAACCTCTGCCACATAAATATCCATTGAGAACCATCTTAAATTATCTGGCACTCTTTCTCTCATGTGGATTTTATCATATACTGCATTACGATAGATATCAGCTAATTCGTTTATTCTTAGGTCAACTGCCTCTAATGTGTCTATAGTAATCGTTGCACTTTTACCTTTCCAACCAGATTCAATATCTGTCGCTCCTTTCCACATCGCGCCTAAACCTGAAATACTTTGGAAATACCATGGAGCATCAAAGGTTAAGTAAGATAAAATATTCTTAAATACTTTCATGCCATGAGCTTTGTCAGCATGGCCTCTGTTCTTTAAGAACTCAATGATTCCTCCCTCCTTTTCAATAAAAAGAGGAGATTCAGCAAGTCGAGTGTCCTGCACAAGCGATGATGTATCTTCAAATTTAAAGTCTAGTGCAAACGTCAGGAACGTAGGCTCATCATACGGATCCATAAAAGTACCCTTTCTGAAATTATCAACTTTATTTTTTATTCCATAGAAATTATGAGGCATCGTTAGTTATTATTTTTAGAAGGAGCCCATTCTCTTCTTGATAAGAAGAGTTCAGTATACAATCCATTTGGGTTAAGTTTATCATAGTAATACTTTGCACCTGATACATAATAATAACCGCTTAATTGAGCATCAAATGTTTGTGCGCCTAGACCGTTTTCATTCTTTATTTTTGCGTCTTGTTCTTCTGTTGATTTTGTAGCTTTTAAAGTATTTTCAGCCTCTTGTACGGATATGTAAATCGGCACCGTAAATCCTTTAACTGCCTGAAAATTTATATTATTTAGCGTAACTTTAAGTCTTATTTTATCTAATTCCTTTAAATTATGCGCATTCAATAAACGTGCAGCATTCCATTCAGGATGATTATTACCATAGTCAATATTCATCCATTTTTTAATCTCGTTTTCTGCTAATTGTTGGTCAGCTGGCACTAGAAATTGATCTTGATTACGATCAATACTTTTAAGTGGACTCATGAAAAAGTCTTTAAACTTTTCAGATGGAGTCTGGGTCGACTTAAGATGGTCATAATAGAAAATATGTTTCTTATAACCTTGACTTTTAACAATTTGTCCTTGATCAGAAATTAAGTTTAGCGAAGTAATATAATTAGCTTTACCTTTATATTCAAGTTCAGTAGTAAGATAATTTACCATTGTCTCTTCTTCAAGTTGAGCTCTTTCTGGAGAATCTGCAAGATTCTGATTAATTCCACTGTTTAATGGCCTAGCTGAAGTTAAAAATGTCTGTTGAGATTCTTCTACCTTCAACTGACGATTTACTTCAACATAATTTAAGTAATAGTATTTGTCAATAAAAGTCATAAAGAAAGAATCATCGTCTTGATACGCGTGCTGAGCAATCGTTTGCATAAAAGCAAGAGTGCTCATGTTCGTATTAATCCAAGTCATCTTATCGTTAGGCGTATTCTCGTTTTCAGCAAAACCTAAACCTAAATCACCACATATCTTTTTTAATGCATCCTTTGAATTTAGGCCCGAATAACTTCTAGAAATATTTGCATAGATTCCAGGAACATATAACTCGCCTTTAATTAAGTACGTCGTACCAATTGAAATACCTTTACGTTCACCATTATATTTTGCTGGAATTGATTTCACATGAGTAATTAAAAAGTCGCAACGAATCGGTTTTAATTTTTCAGTACCGACTTTCAAGTAGACGCTCATAAGTAGATCAGTCTTGGGAAAGTAATCCCCTGCAAATTCACCAAAATTATCAACAAACGTAAGAGAGATTGTCGGAATAAAACCCGTTTCATCAAGTATCATTGTTTCAATACCCTTAACGATCTGTCCGCCTATTTTAATATAAGGTTCAGTTGCACCGGTCTTTTGGCCAGAATCTGGCATGCTTTTTGGCGCTTTATATGATGATGGATTTGTACTATCAGATGAAGTATCCTCTTCATATAACGTTTTTAACTGAACCTTTGGTAGTAATGTACCTTTTATGATTTGACCAAATGACATTAAAATAAATTTGCTTTAGTTAACTGCTGAATTAGTCTAGCTCTTGAGATAGGTACTGGACAATTATCTTTATTTACTTGAGTAACGTCCTCACCGAAAATTACTTTACCGTCTCTCACCTTAACATTCTTGTTTCCAGTAGTGTTAACGTTTGGCGGAACAATTTCTTTAACCTTATCCTTTAGAGCCTCTAATCTCTTTTTATCTTTAACTGTTTTAGGATTTAAGAGTTTAGCTTCGTTATTATCTTTCTTCTGTGCTCCCTTATCAATTACTTTAGTTGGAGTAACCATCATCTTTTCAAGGCTCTTGAATGCAGGTACAAATAATATATCATTTGGCGCAATTGCAAATGGATTCGATATTCCATTATATTTCATTAGAGCTTCATAGTATTGCTGATCTGAATATACACGAACGGATATTAAGTCTGGGCGCATTGCCTCTTCATCCTGTACTCTGATTACACTTTGTGCAATTCCTGAATCCTTTGCAAAACTAAAAGTTGAACTAATTAAGTCAACTATTCCGTCGCCGGCAGCTGTCGTAAAAATATTCTTAAGTCGAAGTAATCTAGTTATTAACATATTAGTCTTTTGTTTTTAAGTCTAGGAAGTAGTCTACCAAAACTGGAGATTCTGCAAATTTTGTTCCGTATGCTCTTGCAACTTTGCTTTTTATATAACCTGCAATTTGATCTTTAGTTTTATCGTCAAACTGACCAAATCGTTCTTTATTTGCACCAGTACTGCTATTTTTTGTTCCGCCGGCAGTAGATTCAAACACTTGTCCGACTGACGTTGCTGTGCTGCTTTGTGTTGAACCTGGAGTAGTGTCGCTTCTTCCGTTCCGTGCGTTATTTAATGCAATACTATTTCTTTCTCCATATGAGTTATATGAAGAAGAAGGCTGAGGTAATGGAGTAAAGGTTAATGCACCTCCACCAAAGTTAAACATTGATTCAATATCCTGTTTTGCTCTAGGTCTGCCGTGTTCAAACACTACTCTAAACGTAACTTCAGTTGGAAAATCATCCATACCTAATGAATCGTTGAATGACATGCTAGTGCTTTTTAAGCACAGATTTCCCATTACTGCCAGTGGATTCATTGGGTTACCTACCGTAAGATGCCATTCACCAACTGCTCGACCGTCTAGGAATGATCGCATCATAAGAGGAGTCTGTATAAGTTCTGATACCCATGAACCTGCAATGTTTTGTGCAGTCTGTGAAGCCCCTATCGTGTTTGCTACTCCAGTAAGATCAGCATCGCTGACTCCTTTCGTAAGTGCCGCGATACCTTCGGCTAAGTCTTTTCCTTTCTTTTGGAATTCTCCAAGCATATACGTAATTGTTTCCTGTATACCTCCAATAAAATCGCCTTGTTCAAACTTTTGACTTGGTATTCCAGGAAGAATAAAACCAGTTTTTTGAAAATAGCGGATTCCTCCACCCCAAAATTCTGCTTTACTATAAGTTAAGGATAAAAAGTTACTGATTAGGTCTAACATTGCAATCCTAGGATTAATATTAGAAAACGATCTTAATTTATAACTAAATGTCATCGATACTGGATGTTGATATGTGAACCCAGTGTTTCTAATTTTAGTTGAGTTAATTACATTAAGTGGACCACGCACACGATTCCAATATTGACCTTCTTCGCCATATGCAGTTTTAAGCCAGTCTTGTACTTTTCCGTCGTATCCTGTTGCTGCAAATGGATTATCGTTATTTTGAAAAAGAGTTGCAAGTAAAATCTTTCTAAGGTTAGGATTATCTGTTTGTGTTAATGCTGCTGCGTCTAATAGTGCATCTGCTGAAATTTCATTACCAGTAACGTCCTGCATCTTAGCCGTTCTGTCTATCCAATTATATCCATAATCAATATTTAATACACTAGATAATTTATTTCCAGTATCTCCTCCCCACCAGGTAACTGCTTGTGCAATTGGCACCAATGGGGCTTTTGATTCAGCAATTTGTAAATTATCCTCTACTGGAATTGGAAATCGACGTAGCGTCAACATTCTATTATTGGGCATTTTACCATACCACTTACACCATAAGAAATCGTTCCATTGATATGGCATTGCACCAAAAATAGTATCGCCTTTATTTTGATCGGCATTGTTTTGAGCCCAACGAATAATTTCTCCAGCAGTCGGGTTTTCTGTTTCCTTTTTCTGCTCTTTAATCTTATCTAATGGAGTTAATGCAAATGCTTCAAGAACATTTGAAGCTACGTCTTGAGTATCTTTGTGATATTCCGGAGAATAATTATCGCCAGAAATACTTCCATATTTTGCATATCTAAATACATAAAATGGATTAAAGATAGAGTCAGTTCCTAATACTGCCTTTGCCTCTTTACCTGCAGCATCGGATGCTCCGTATATTTTTTCCGTGTGAGTATTATTTAAAGAAGACCATGAAGCATCAGTTATGCCAAGCAAATCATTTGTAGATGATTTTGGTGCTTCGCCAGTGTTCGAGTTTGCTCCAAGTAAATTAGGATTAGCTATGCTCATTTACTATATTTCTTTTTATTATTTATTGTGATTGTAAAATTATACTGCATACAATTACTTGCGCTGCATAAAGTCTGAAAAGCTAGAAACTATATGATTAACTTTAGCCTCTTTTTTCTTGCTCTTCTTTTTACTTTTCTTAGTCGAGGTAATTTTTTTACCCGGTCCAGCTAGAGAAAAAATATCCATATTATTACCAGGTAGAGAGTCTGGTGTTTGCATTACTTGACCTGGAGATTCCGGATTTACTACAACTACTCCTGGTGCATCGCCTAGCGAAAGCATATCCTCCTTAACTGCTGCTTTACCAGGAACAAGTTTAGCTACTTTTTCAGAATAATCACGACCTGCCTGTTTTCCACCGACTGCAGTAACTGTTCCTTTAACGATCGCATTGAGTCCATTAAATATTGCAAGGTTTCTGTTTCTTGCCATTTTTGCAACTGCTTCATTTCCTTTATCTGGAATTGCACCAAATAAACCAGTCACAATTTGACCAAGCCCTTTTAATATATTTCTTAGTGGGCTTTCTTTTTTACGGTCTTCATCAGTTACTGGTAATTTTACTCTAGTATATAGAGGTAATCTAATTTCTGGTGTAAGTTGAACTCCACCGAAGTTACCAAGATTAAAATCTCTAGATAGATAATAATTTTTAATTTCTCTTTCTTTTTCAGAAGAAACATTTTCAAGTTTAGTTACGTAGTTTGACTCTTCCTTTTCAGTAAGATCTCCATCAACTAAACCTTTAATATAGCTTAGTGACCATGAACGGCATGCCATTAAATAAGTAAGTTGGTCTTCTTCTTTAACGCTTTCCGTTTGTCGAGCAGTAGTATCAAATTCCTTTGCTCTAGCTGAATCACCGGCCGCAAACACATACTTACTTAGTGAAGAGTTCATCCATGCAGAATTTTGTTTCTCTAGAGCTTTAAACATTTTGAAAAGATCACCCGGAACTTCCGCAATATCATTTGAAATTACTGGTAGTTCAGCATACTGAATACCTTTAATAAGACGATTATCAATAATTCTCTTTTTTCGTTTGGTGCTTACGCTTTCTGGCTTTTCTTTTGCAGCTACCTTCTTTTCTTTTGCTGCAAGTGCATCCTTTAGGAATTGAGTAAGTCCAAGTAGTTCTAATAAGTCTTTATACTCATAAAACTTTTGTGCTCCTTCTGGAGTTTCTGGTAAAGAATCAATATTTTTAGCTTCAGCATCTAAGATCTTCTTCCAGGTACTAGCTGCACCCTCTTTACTTAATTTGATAATACGTTCTACTTTACTCTTTACTTCAGGCTCTAAATTTACTGCCTCAGTTAGCGATAAACCGATCTGGCCAGCGCAAAGTCTGTAAATTTTAAGTAATCTTTCTGAAATATTAGAATAGTCACGAAGATAATTTATGAATTTTACTTCATCACGTTCCTTATCAATGGTTTCCATCGATTTTGCAACTCCCTCGATCGCATTTTTCTCATTTTGGGCATATTTTTCTAGAAAATCAAGCTTATCTGACTTAGCAAGTTCAGTAAAAATGTCTTCTAGCCCAGGATTTTCAGCTTTTTCTAAATAATCTAATGGAATTGAGTCAAATGCCTTCTCAAGGGCCTCAAAAGATGCAGTAACCGCATCCTTTTGCGTAATATCACCACCGACGCCGGACTCAATTTGATTTTTGATCGAGTCAACATCTATTACTGGGCTACTTGGAGCACCTGAGCTTTCAACTATAAGTCTATCTTTGTTTAAAAGTGTGAATAAGTATTTGGAAAACGTCATTGTGTATACGCTATATTTTAGTTATTTATCATAAAAAAGAAAGGCAGTTATTTACCGCCTTTTCTTTTAAATTTGTCAAATGGTATCACCCATAGCTTTCGATTAACGTTCTTTTTGACATAATCGTAGATTGAAGTCTTGGGTTCGTCGTCTGGATGTTGAACTATTGCATTTTTTAACTGTTCTTTACCCTTTCTGTAGTTTTCTAAGTTTTTCCAACTTTCTGGTTTTTCATGTTTCACGGCCTGCGGATTATTTTAAGGTAGTATATTCTCCTCCAATAAAATGGATATGCTGGGCTTTGCCGTCATTGTGAATAATCACATGTGACTGTAACCAGCTGCTGGCTCCTCTATTGTATCCTATTCTAAGGTGAGTTGAGGTGCCAACTGCTAGAGCTCCGTCCTTTCTACCAGGAGAGTGATAATGTCCTACTACTATCTTTGTGTTTAATTTTCTAAATTGTAAAAGAGATCCTCTGCTTCCATTAGAACCAATATCTCCATGTTGGCCAAGTTCCCAATCCTTTACGATAAAGCTATCCCCGCGGCCTAGAGTTTTAAACTGAGGGAACTTCTTATTGATAACATATGGAATTACTCCATTTGGTGCTTCTTTACTTAGGATCGCCGCTGCGAACTGCATATATTCTAAAGAATTCTTTGGAGTAACTGTTCTTCTCCAATCAGTGTCCTTCAACCACCGATCTACGAAATCATCATGATTACTGCGAACCACAATTACATTATAGTCTTGAAATTCTTCTAGTCCAACTAATAATTCGTCGATTTCTTTTTTCAATGAATTTGCTCCACTCATCTCCTTTTCATATTGAATAAAAGGATCCTTTATTTCATGATGATTAATTGAATCGCCGTCAAATACATCATGTAAGACAACATATTCTGGGTGGATCTTTGCCATCAAGTCAAAGGTGGAATCAAATACTCGTTGATCGTGTTTACCATAGTGAATGTCTCCCCAAACAATTGCCGCTGCACTAGTTACTCGAGTGATAACGCTTTCTTGTTTCTCTAAATCAAATACTACACTATGATAGAGATCAGTAAAGTCTCCGTCATCTGTTGCAGTTACTTGACGAATAAAGAATTTATCTTCATCCTTTATTTCAATAATAACAAATCCTAGTGTATGATGAAATTCTCCTTTTTTACCAGATTTGGAATCAGTATAGTTTGAAACGGTACATGCGCCAGTGGTAACCATCATTTTTGGACGATTACCTTCCAATACTGGGATAGTTTCTAATTGTACACGAGGTGAACCGAACACACATGAGTTAATTCCACTCATTCCTTGTAAACCAGTCATTGGGTCTACTGCAGTCGGCTGAATCTTTACGTCTGACATAATTGAAAGATACTTATGCACGTCATGACGATTTGCATCTAAGTAATCAATAATTCGATCTGACCACGTTTCGTAATTTTTATCAGTAAATACTGAGGTTGGATTTTTATAGCGACCTGCAATAACGTGAATGTCTGCGTCAACTAATTCTGCGTATTTTTCAAGATTTGCAATAAACTCTTCATGTACAGGAGTATCGTTCTGTGCCCAAGTTATAATAAATCTCTTTTTTTCGCGGTTAAATTCTTTTGCTTTTGCTGCAATTAATTGAGGTGACTCCTCGACCTGTTTAGTACTATACCCAAGTTTTGCAATCCAGTGCTGTATTGTTCGTTCAGATCTTTTAAATCTTTGCGCAAGTAAATCTAGGCGTTGATCCCAAGAAATAGATTTATTGAAATATATCTCTGCAATATATTCAATATCAGCGTCTTCTAGTTCGGTAAACTTCATTAGTGCTTTACAAATTTATAAGTCTTATATTCTTTTATGAATATAAAGTTTTAAATATCTTCCTTCGTAATATCTTCTTCTGTATCATCAGAATCAACTACATCGGCTACAATATCTTGATTTTCGAAAATTGCGCTAAAATTAGAAGCTGGTTTAACTTCTTCGTTTACGCTCTTTTCTAATTCTTTTTGTAGGTTAAAAAATTCAGAGGCAATTGATGTAGGTACGAGTTTCTTAAATTCTGCAAAATCAGATTTTACAATTGAATTGACTACGTCTTCGGATTTTACAAAAATAGGTAATTCAACAAGTTTAAATCCTTTGTCTAATCGTAAAGGAATACTTTTCTTTTTAATATAATCTAGTTGTAGAACATAATCTTTAAGGCGACGTTCAGATGTTCCCCATAATAATGGTTTATACTTCGGCTGCAACGCGTCTAATATTTCTTCAATTTGGCCAGACTTAATTAAGCAAATATCAGTAATTAGATCAGGATATTCTTGCTGAACCTTTTCAAGCATTACTCTTGTTTCTCTTACTGAGAACGGAGATTTTTGAGTTGGATTTTCAGGTTTGATTGCAACTAATACTGTTTTGCACCCGTTCTTTTCTTTTAATTTTTGAGCCGCTTTAATATGACCCATTGTAATTGGTTGAAAATTACCAATCAATAAGTTAACTTCAGTTTGCACTGGTTTTTTATGCTTACCTTCGGCAACTTCTTTTTCACTTAACATTGAATCGTCACCATTGGTTCCAACAAATTCACTAAAGCTAGGAAATAAGCTTTCATATACTTCATCACCCATAATAATGTTCCTAATCTTATTAACGATCAAATTAAGTTGAGTCAATAACTCAGGAGTAAAAAAGCCAGATGAAGAGTTCTTTCTATTTCTTCTAAAGAAATTTAAAAGTATTTTATAGATCTCAGAATAAGTGTCGTCCTTTAATAACTTAATTACGGCTGGATCATTAACTAGAGTTTTATCCAATTCAAATTCAGGCCTCTTTAAATAGTCTGGAATCTCAAGGCGAAGGCCTTCATATTTTCCAGAATATTCTTTAATAAAATCCTTGAACATTGTATTTATTAGCGCAACGTATTTTTCGTCAAATGTATTTCCGACACTTGCCATTTTCTTCAAATCAGCAACGTCATACATTTCGAAATGGTTCATCACGTCAATTACAATAAGCCAAATATAATCTTGCGATTTATTTTCTTTTGGTTTAACTGTTTTTTCATGATTAAAAATAGGATCGACCATTTTTGCAAGAAACACTGCTGCTTCTGGATCCTCTGCATTTTCGTCATAAAATCTAAAAACAATAGTATCAATGCTGCCGTTTGCAGTGTCTTTTAAAAATGAAGAAGACTGCTCATCATTTAATATTGATAAAATATATTTAGTGAATGACCGAGTTTTAAATTTACTAAATAACTCCTCAGATGGCGCATATACAAATTCAAGGATTGCAGTTTTTTGTTCATCCGTTAAATTACCTTCGAAAATAATCGGCGGTCTCTCTACTCCAAGATAATCTGCCCATTTGTCAAGTTGCTCTTTATTTTGAATAGTTGAAACAATTGCTCCAGAATCATCCAATTTATGGATATAAGAAAGGACTAAATTGTTTTTTGGAAGCCGGTCATATCTATGATTTAGGGAATCGCCGTTTGTAAAATACTCAAATCCAAAATAGAAATTAGCCGGAATCCTCTGTCTTTTTTCAGGAGAAATGTGTTCAAAATATGCAATCGCTGAATTATAGTATTTCATCAATACTCGATCAACATAACTAATTTCTCCAGATTTTTTAAAATATCTGAATTGATCGTTCTTGCTCTTCTTTACTCCAAAAAAGGTACCATCTACTTTTTCATTGATGATGACATAACTATTAAGAAGATTCTTTAAAAAATCTTCACCTCTTTTTTCGTAAACTTCCTTTAAATTGTTTATACCTGCCATGATTTATATTATGCTGAAGTTTCAGTTGGTTGTTCGTTTGGTATAGGTGCAGCGCTAGGAGCTGGCGTTTCAGCCGGTGCTTTTTCTCCCTCAATCGGTTCTGCTTCTTTGCTCATTGCTTTCCTAATGCTTAGTGCATCCATGCTAATTGAGATACTACGAACGTTATCTGAATCCTCTGCGTTTTCAGTGAAGTATGAAATAATTTTCTTTAAGTTCATATTTAACTTTTCTTCACCGAACCCGCCAGCAGCTTCTATTTTTTGTTTTAAATTCTTAGTTGCTTTCCAGCTTCCATCGTAGCTGATTGACCAGCAATAGAAACGTACATCCTCATTTTTACTATCATAATAGTGTTGCATGTCTTTAATTTTCTGGATTGCTCCATTTGCATCACGATATGTAGTAGCTCGGCCTAAAGTATCAGAAGGTACACCAAAACGTATATCATCTGACAGGATTTCCATTAAATCACCAATTCTGCCAATAATTTGATCTGCAGTGTAGCCTTTTAATGGACGGTTTAAATCTGCTGATTTTTCCTCTTGCTCTTTAATATATTGAGTAAAGAGCTTAATATCTTTAGCCATTTTGAATAGTTTTTTATTATTTATTAAAGAAGATTAGCCTAGATTTGCTATGTCATTGAGCATCTGACAAAAAAGAGTCACGCTTTTAGTATCAAAGTTGTTCAAGCACATAATATTAAAGTTTCTTTTGCTTGAATCTGATGTATATTGACTGGCCATCTCTAGCACTTCTTCAAAAACTTTTTTCTCAGCATCATAGTTTTCGAAATTACCAAAATAGTCTTTGTCCCTCTTTTCTGGAGTTTCCATCTCTTTTCTAGTCAAATATACTAGAGCACAGTTTTGATAGAGGTCACTATTTAGCACTTTTTCAAACTCGTTCAGTAATCTCTGCTTATCCATTCGTTCCCGATAGATCGACCAGACATACGCTGAAAAAATAGAACGATCGAATACAATAACTTTGTCTTTTAAGATCTCTTTATTTAATTCTAGGATAGTTAATACGTTTGCGATGCTAAAATAGTGTACTCCTGGACCAGTTTCCTGGTCTCTCATGCCAAGTTCTTCAATATACTTTGCAAAAGCAAATTTATAATAGAGAACATTTGGATTCTGGTTCTGTTTAAAGAACTCTTCCATCAAGTGGGTCTTGCCAGTGTGCCGTGGCCCTTCTATAAAAATTATCATATTAGCGTTATTCTCTTCTTTTCTGAAAGTTTTACATTTTCTATCCGGTACATTTTAGATTTATCAACAATATAAATCTTAGATTCCAGACTCTTCTTATTATTAATATGTAATAACTCGTCTAAATATTGAAAAAATTCCTGATACCTTATTATTTGGTCAATGGAGTCTTCATATATTTCAACTGTTTCTAAGTTACTCAACGTTTTTATTACTTCTTGCATAGAATCAACTTTTTCAGTCTTTCTACTAAGGATAAAGATTTTATCGAAACTCAAGTCTCTCTTGTTCAAGACTTTCATTAATGCCTCCTCTACTTCAAGAACTCTATGTGTAATTAAGAGCTGCATACATGAAGGATCATCTTTTCCTTCTTTCCATGCATCGTACACTGGACCAATTAGTTGAATGTTGTGTAGCGACTCGTCTAACGAAATATTATGATCGTAAAACTCATAGAGATCATTAAATGTATAGCCTAAGCCTTCTAAGTGTATCTTACTGGTGTAGGTCGGAATTCTAAATAAAGTATCATCAAAATCAAATACCTGTAGTCTTGTTACTTTGTCCATTTAGTTATGATTATGCTGTCTTGTATTGATAAATAATAAAAAGTTTTAACGAAATTGCCTCACAAGTTCATAAAATTATTCGAAGATTACACCAGGGACCTAAAAACAGCTGGTGCTGAGACTTCTCACACTTGGACTGACGTTCGCGATGCAATCCAATTAAAAAGACCCTTTGTTATTATAGTTTTTAGGACAGTTGACAGTTATAACACTGCATTGGACTCATATTTTAACGAAACTGACTATATTCAGCAGACTGCGATCATGCGACGCAATGGCAAGTCACTTAAGTATCCATCAATTTTCTTTATTTTAGACAGTGATCGAGACTTTCGAACTGAAATTAAGAGACTTTATGAAAAGTTCGATATTAAGCAAATCATTCTAGGTAAAGGCGGTTCTGAGTATTCTACTCTATATTCTCAGGATGGAACTTCTAGCGATTTCGGCAATGAGATCGTTTCTTCTCTTACTCCAGGCGATTTCAGTACTGAAGATTACTTTAAATTAGGTTCTCATTACTATCGTTTTATTGAGTTTGTTAGCTAAACTCTTTAGTCTTCTTTAGTATAAGACTCTAAATTTTTATTAACATGAGCGAAACTGGATCCAAAGATACCAAGAAAAATATTGCTGAAAAATTCCAAGCAAGAAGAGCTGAGGTTTCTAAAGAAATCTATGAAAACATCGAAAAGCTTTCTAATCTTAAGACTCTAAAGGATGCTCAGGTAAACATGCTTTCGCTTAGACAACGCCTTCTTGAGGACAATCATACTCTTTTAGAACATATCACAATGCTTCGTAAAAAGTTTAGGGACGAAAAAGCAGACGTAATGGAAAATCTTTCAAAGAACTTACAGCTACGCTATCAATCTAACGAAAAGAATGTCGTGATTGAGGGCAAGACTTCCAGTACTAAAGAATATCTTGAAATCTTCGAAAATCAAGTCTCATTCTTTAATGAATCAATCAAGACGATTGATAATATCATCTTTGGTATAAAAACCAGATTAGATATTGAAAAGACTCTCGGTCTTTAAAAAAATGAGTCTATGTGTTAAAGTTCGAACTTACTCCAGACAAAAAATTTATTAAGTTAGTCGACTTCAGCCTCAACTCTGAACGTCGAGATCTTTTCTCCTTCTTCAAAAAGAAATCGAAAAAAGCAGCATTTAACGTTCTGGTTGACCGTGGAATCTGGGACGGATTCGATACTTTTATTACAAAGGAAGGAGAGATTGCAGTTGGTCTTTGGAAAGAGATTTACAATTTTGCCGATCTTTATGGATACGACTGTGAGATTGACGGAATCGATGAATTCCTAAATCTAGGATTAGACAATGCAAAATACCTTAACTATGTTGACTCTCTCTTAAGTGGAGTGGTGGACGAAAAAGACTTGCCGATCGTGCCTAGAGATTATCAAATCGAAGGTGCATTTCGAGCAATCAAATATAGATTCTGTACTCAAGAGCTGGCGACCTCTGCTGGTAAAACTCTCATCTTCTACATTTACAATTCTTTTTTAAGAGACGCAAGAAAAATAGATTCTGAAAACAAGGCTCTTATTATAGTTCCAAACATTTCCCTAGTCGGTCAAACTGCCGAAAAATTTGATCTATATTCAGTTGGAAAAAAGGGATGGAAGATTTGTCAAATTGGAGGCGATAATAAATTTAAACAAGAAAAATTTGATGAGTGTGAAGTTGTAATTTCAACTTATCAGAGTTTACAAAATCTTGCACCTGAAATATTCAAAAAATTTGCAGTAGTCTGTGTTGATGAAACTCATAAGAGCCGAGGTAATGTGATTCGAGATATTCTTCTTGCATGTACTGAATGGAAATATAGATTGGGTCTTTCTGGAACAGTAAAGATCGATGAAAAGTTTTCAGACTTTTATCGAGTACAAGAAAACGTTGGGCCACTAGTAATGGTACTTTCTGCAAAACACTTAATTGATAATGGTTATTCGCCAAATATTAAAATTCAAATCCTAAATCTTAGGTATGATCCAAAAGACGAATACCTTCAAAAATATTGGGCGCTTAAGAAGGACGGAAAAGACATGTATAAAAATGCAAAAGATTACGGCAGAGACATGTTATCTATTGAACGTGGTTTTCTTTTTGAAAGCGCAGCGCGTCTTAATTTTATTAGTGAGCTAGTACAGAGACTAAATAAAAATACTCTTATTCTTTTTTCAGATGTAAAAAATGGATATGGTAAAAAGATTCAACAAAAAATATCTGAATGGAATGAAAACACTTTTTATATTGATGGTGAAGTGGAGTCTTCAAATCGTGATATATTTAAAGAAAAAATGGAAGCCGAAAACAGCGTAATTATCGTTGCATCGTTTGGTACCTTCTCTACTGGAATTGACCTTAAAAATGTGCATCATATAGTTTTTGCCGAATCGACTAAAGCTGAAATTACAATTCGTCAGTCAATTGGTCGAGGGATGCGTAAGCTTGCTGAAAAAAATAAAGTTTACGTTTGGGATCTAGTAGATCAATTAGATGGATACATGGTAAAGCATGCAGCCGAGCGCGAAATAATTTATAAGGATCAAAAATTTGAGATCGCACAAAAGGAAATAGACTTAACGAAAAAGAGCAGCTAACGCTGCTCTTTTTTTATTTTCCATTTAGTTTTTCAGAATCTTCTATCTTATCAAAAATATCTTCTATCTTTTTAATAATAGGATGTCTTACAATATCCTCTTTTCCAAGTCGAACTATTCCTATTTCAGGAATATTTGTAAAATACTCGATCAAGATTTCAAGTGCACTCTTTTCTCTTTTATTTACTGATTTTTGTTTAATGTCTCCCAAGAATATCATCTTAGAGTTGTTTCCAATTCTGGTGATTAGGGTTCTTAAATTATCTTTAGAAATTTGTTGAGCTTCATCAATAATAATGATCGCATCGTCTAAGGTAACACCTAATGCAAACTTAATTGGAAGAATTTCAATTACTCCATTATTCTTTAGATTTTCAGTTGCAGGTTTACCGATTACTTTGTGAAAATTACTAATAAATGGATACATGTACATTTCCATCTTTTCTTCGAGCGTACCTTTTAAATACCCAATTTCTTCATCCTTTGGTACGTTCACTGACTTAATTAAAATTATTTTCTTATAAGTCATCGCGTCTTCTTTAATAAACTTTAGAGCTCTAGCGCAAGAGAGATAAGTTTTACCTGTACCTGGAGGACCGATAATTACTGATATTACTTTGTCTTCAATTGCTGCAAGAACGTCTTTTTGTGCTTTGGACCTACACTTAATATCTAGTTTGCCCGAAAGAGCTTTAGCGTTCATTAATGAACTCCTCTCACTGTCCCAATTTGAAATATCTTCTATTTCGTCTTTGGTGAATTTGTTCTTGCGTCTTGTCATAATTATTAGTATATTTTAGCTGCAATAACTATGCCTAATATTATTCGAGCATAGTGTAATTGAAAGTTGAGAAAAGAGACAATTACTTCTCTTTGCGTGGCTACTAAATCTTCTTCTTGAATTTTAAGTAAATTTAATTTTTGTATCCCAAGAACTTGTTGTGAAGTTAGGATGACGCCGTTAATCGACATCATGTCCTGTAGAACATCAGTAAATGGTGCATATTCTAGGTTTTCTGACTCCAGAAGTTTAATGAATTTTTTGCTCTTCTTTATATGGTCTATTTTTACTTGTAGAGAATTGCTCGACAACCCTTCGTCTAAGTCGTCTTTTACTGAATTTAATTTTTTAATCTTTTGTGAAATATTGGAAACATGAACTATGTCTTCTTGATAGAATGAGATCAAGACGACATCGTCATTTTCTAAATAATTAAAGTTAACATGGTTCTCTGTACCGAACGTGCCTAGAGTATTAAGCAAGATTGGTGCAATCCCGAGTGCTGCAGAATCTATCCCCTCAGTTTCCAGTGTTATCTCGTACTCCTTGAATGGAAAGGCTTCCATAAAAGGCAAGTCTTTGTATAACTCTGAAGTTTTATCTAGTGAATCATTTTCACTCATCTAAAACCTCTTTCTTATTATTTATTCTTTCAAGATTTCTTAGTATAGTTACTTAGGAAAATAGAATTAACTTTTTTAGTAAATTAGCAAATGTCGTCAGTTTGATAACAGATTGTTATTACCGGAGTTCCAATTAATAAACCATTTTAAAAATTTAAGTAAGATCTTATATGGAAGATAAATCAAAACAGATCAAAAAGCTCGATCTTAAACAAAATGCTATAAAAATCTTAATTAACTCAATTTATGGAGCTTTTGGTAACAAATGGTTTTATTTCTATAATCCAGATATTGCACAATCCATTACTTTACAGGGCCAGGACTTAATTAAGTTTAGTATTAAAGCAGTAAACCACTACTTTATGGATCGTTGGCATCTCGATACTGAACTACATCAGCTTCTAGGTATTGATAAGTATAAAATCAATCAAATTACAGAAGAAGCTGCAATTTATACAGATACTGACTCCATTTATGTGCAATTTGAATCTGCAATCCAGTCAATCGAAGGTGCAACTTTTACTCGAGAAGAAGCGTTAAAGATATGCGTGGCTATTGATAATCATCGTCTTTCTAAATATTTTGATATTTGCTTTGAAAAATACGGTCGAATCTTCAATACTAAAAACCGCCTTAAATTTAAGCTTGAAAACTTATCAGAGTACGGTATCTGGCTTAAGAAAAAGAATTATGCAATCAAAGTATCGTACGAACCGAATCCTTCAATGGAGCTTAGCCCAATTGACAAGCGTTACTTAATTATTAAGGGTCTTGAACCAGTAAAAGGATCGTATCCTGTCTGGGCTAGAAAAAAGCTAGTTGAATTAACCGAATGGATAATGGAAGTCGGAAAGGATCTTGATATTGAGAAAGATCTTGTTCCAAAATTGCAAGCAGTTAAGGATGAATACAATACTCTTTCAATAGATGAAATTGCATTTAACTTTAAAATCCGAATCTACAACAAATATGTTGATGACGAAGAAACTTTAAAATTAAAGAAAGGGATCTCAATTTATCCTAGAGCCGCTTCTTATTACAATCACTTGTTAATCAAGACAGGTCTCAATAAGAAATATACTCCGCTTCGGGAAGGCGAAAAGATCAAGTTTTATTATTGTGCACAGAACGATCATAACTTTGATGTGTTTGCCTATGCTCCAGAAAACTATCCACCTGAAGTTGCACCGCCAATTGACAGAGATCTTCAGTTCTTTTCTCTTATTGTCGAGCCAACAAATCGTTTGCTTGAGGCAATGAAGATGAATTCGTTAGATTCTAACCTGAAACGCAGTGTTGAAGTAATTACAGTAAAGAGCAAAAAGCCTTTAACTGACGATCAAATCTATCCGCTTTATGTAGTTGATCGCGATTCTTTAGAATATGTTGAGGTTCCTGAAAAATTCTGGAAAATTATCGGAAACGCAGATGCAGATATTCCAGAAAAGGACTTTGCCGAATATCTTTCAGTAATTACTAAATATGGCTTAGATTCAACGATCGTTCCTAAGTTTGAGCTTGAGAAATATATTAAGCGACTTGCAAAGAAGAAAGAAGTAGCGGTTGAAGAAGTCGAAGAGGAAGAAGTAGAATAAAAAATATGTTTAAATTAGACGTGAGTTATACAGTTGTTGAATTTGTCGAAGATGTTCTTAAGAATAGATTTCCAGGCGATCCGCTACGACAAGAAATAAACGATACAGATGAGGATAAGCTTAATTTTGCCTGCCCATACTGCGGTGACTCCCTAACTGACCCAAATAAGAAGAGGGGTAACCTCTACTTACGTACTCAAACCTATAAATGTTATAACGATGGCTGTTCTACTTGGGTTCCGCTTGAAAAGTTTATCTCTAAGTTTGCTCTTAAGTATGCATTAGGAGTTCCTGGAGTAGAGAAGAAGAAAGTAGAGTATAAACCTGCAACTTCGATCAAGAAGAAAGGTTTCCTAATTGAATTCTTAATTAACCGAGAAGTAGGTAAGCAACTGCTTGTATTTAGTGAGGTAGTTGATCGTTTTTCTCTTATTCCATGCAAAGATGCTGAGTCTGACAGCCCAATTGGAAAGTTTATTGAAAAGAGAAAGATTAACAAACTGCCAGTATTTGAACAAAGCTGTTATTACGATTCTCGACAAGATAAGGTGTATATTTTTAACCTTGACCTTAAATCGGGTAAAATTATCGGTTTTGCATTACGTCGTATCGATGACGATTATCCAGGTCCAAAATACGATATTAAGAATTACACTGAATTTAAGAAGAATGGACTTGTTCCAGAATTAGACGATGATTTTATCACTCAGGTCAATTCTTTAAATAACTACTTTAATATCCTAAACATAAATTTTACCCAAAAGATCACAATCACTGAGGGTCAAATTGATTCAATGTTTGTCAGAAACTGCATTGCCACCACTGGGGTTACAAAAAGCAAACAGTTACTGGCCAGCCTAGTTACGAAAGAAAACTCGCGAATCTTTTTTGATAATGATAAAGCCGGTAAGTGCGCCTCAATTGAATTGCTAATGAAAGGTTACTCAGTGTTCTTATGGAATTTACTAATTACTGATTTAAGAAAAACTTACCCAGCTTTAACTAAAGAGATCAATACTAAGATCAAAGACGTTAATGATCTCTTTAGATTTATGCTAAATCAACAGCCAGCTCTTACTTTTAATGAATTTAATGAGACTCTGGACAAATACTTTTCCGATTCAGCCTTCGACTTATTACTTGTTTAATAAATAATAAAAATATTGAGCAATAATGAACAATAAAATCATGTCTCTTTTGGAATACAGTAGCTCTCCAGCTTCATATAAAATGGGAGCAGAGCCATCTGAAGAATTAAATATTGACGACAGCATCCTAGATGCACTAGTTGAGTTAGTGGGTTCAGAAGAAGAAGTAGAAGCAGCAGCTGAAGCATCATTCAACGATCTTACTGAAGCATTCGAAAAGAATGAACTTGAAATGTCTGAAGAGTCAGTTCCTGAAAAACTTGCACTTGCAGCGTTAGTTGTTAAATTGGTTGAAATGGGCAAACTTGGCCCAGACGAAGCTGATTCGTTTATCGCAGACAACTTAGAGTAATCTAATCCCGTCCAGCTATGAAGAAACAAAGGGACATTCAAGATTTCTTGAAACCGCAAAACGGTAGGGTTAAGCAAGGGTATTTTACTCCTCAAAATCCACATAAGTATAAAGGTGATCTTTCTAAAATCATTTATCGTTCTAGTTGGGAACTTAAGTTCCTGACTTATTGCGATAACAACGAGTCGATCGTTGAATATGCGGCCGAGCCTGTTGGTATTCCATACAATAATCCAATCCTAAAAAAGGAAAGTACGTATTGGATCGACTGTTATATGGTCACAAAGAGCCCAGACGGGACTCTTACTAAGTGGCTAATAGAAATCAAACCAAACAAGTATCTTACACCCCCTGAGCCTCCAAAGCGCCTGACTGAAAAGCAGACACTAAACTATGCTCGACATGCAAAAGCATACATCATTAATACTGCAAAATTTAAAGCAGCTCAAGTCTATGCTCACAAGAACGCAATGCGATTTGGAATTATTACTGAAAACTTTTTATTCAATAAGGTGTAAAATATCTAAAGTTTATTAGTTTGAAAAGATTCGAAGACATAGAGAAGAATAATGGGCAGTACACCCTAGAACAGGTTTCAGAAAATGTCGGAATCATTCAAAATAGGGCTCAATTTATTCCAGGCAGGTTTTATTCTTTTAAAATAGCCAGCCAAGTACCAAATCTTAATGAGCAGAATGTTCCGTTCCTTAATGATGGCAAACCTTATTTAGATCTTAGACCCTGTGGACTTGCGCTATTCCATGAAAATTGGAAAGAAACTGCACTTATTCTTAATCTTAAAGTAATCCCGACTCCAGTATGTGCCAAATTAATGGAAGCGTATTATGCCTTCTCTTCACAAAACGGCATGCCAAGTCTTTTTAAAGAGGGAGAACTGATTGACCTAACCGAGAGAAGACTCCTCGACAAGAAGTTCTACTTTGTCACTACGACCATCTTGAGTCAGATCATAGGGGTTTCAAATTTAAACTATTCAATAAATAAATATAATATAGACACTATTGCAGAAGCTCGATTAATTGATTGGGATAATTTTGGAATGTTAGTCAGACCTAGAGTTTCTCAGGTTGGCCTTTTCCCAAATACTCTCAGTATAGTTGAGATTTTTGAACAGTTTATTACAAATTCAATAATATAATATGGCAGGATTTTTAGATACACAACGCGGATTCACTGGAGGTAAACTTTCAGGATTAAGTAAGTTCGGTACTCGATACGAAGACTTACTACTTAAAAACTCTCAAGCAATCGGTTTTATTGAAAGTCAGATTTCGGCCAGATCAACTCGACTTGGTCCTGGTGATGACCTGCTCAAGTTTTCAATGGCAATTGCCGATACTACTTCTCAATTAAGAAGTAAAGCGATCGCCTTTTTCCAATTGGATTATGTAGTAAAACGTGAACGTTTAAGAGACGTTGCGTCCAATGGAGAAATTGAATTTATCCTAGAGACAATCGTTGATGACATGATTGTATTCGACGATGAAAACCGTTTCTGCTATGCAAACGACCTTACTGGTAAAATGATGTATCGTGGAAACACAAAAGAAGAACGTCTTAATTTCCAAGAAAAAATCGTACGCAAACATACAGATAACTTCCAAAAGATATACAATGCTTGGGGATTTGCGGAAGGAATTTCAGCATGGCAATATGCATTTCAATTCTTAGTAGAAGGTCACCTTGCGTTTGAGATACTATATGATAATTTAGAAAAACCTACTGAAATTATTGGTTTCAAGGAACTTGATCCAGCTAGTATTGCACCTCAATTACAAAAGGACACTAAAGGTAAATTATTTTTACAATGGGTACAGTACGATCAAACGACTGGTGGAACCAGAATGTTAAACGATTCACAGATCATCTATATTTCCTATGCCAACCACTTTAGAACAAAACGCGTTTCTTTCGTAGAACGTCTGATTAGATCGTTTAACTTACTTCGAATTATTGAGCACAGTAAAGTTATTTGGCACGTAATGAACGCTCCAATCCGTTTGACAACAACTGTTCCAGTCGGATCAAAAAGTTTACAAAAGAGTCAAGAGGACGTTCGTGAATTTATGAATCTCTTAAAAGAAGATATTTACTTTAATGGAGATTCTGGAGAATTACAAGTAGATGGTAAACCGAACATGATGTTCTATAAGAACTATGTGTTGCCAGTAAATGATCAGCAACAACAGGTAAAAATTGAGCCATTACAATATCCTGGACCAAATCTTTCTGGTTCTGAACTCTTAAACTACTTCTATAAAAAACTAAAAATGGATTCAAAGATTCCATATTCACGTTGGGAAGGTCAAAGTGGTATGGGTGCATTTACTCTTAATGCTGAAGGTATTACTAGAGAGGAAGTTCGTTATCAGAAATTTATTAAAAGATTACGTTCTGCTTTTTCTGAACTTATAGTTAAACCATGGTATTTACAAATGTGTTTAGATTTTCCTGAACTAGGTGACGATCACAAATTCAATAATGCAATCGGTCTTATCTACAATAATGATAACGTCTTCGAAGAGATGAAGAAGAACGAGATCGAAGCTAAGCGTATTGCTGCATTTACGGCTAAAAAAGGTATCGTAAATGATGACGGAACTCCGTTCTTTGCAACTGAATACTTAATTAGAACTGAACTTAAAATGACTGAAGAGGAGATTGAATCAAATCAACAGTGGCTTGATTCTAAAGAAGATGAAGCAGATGAGGCAGCAGCTGCTGCCGCTGGAGGAGCTGCACCAGCAGGCGGAGGCGGAGGAGCACCAGCCGCAACAGCAGCAGAGACGCCAGCAGAAGGTGGATCAGAAACTACTGAAGGTGGCGAAGTAAAAGGAACAGGTCAATTATAAAAACATGAAAAGATTTATTTCCTATCTTAAGAAAACATGTAAAAATACATGGAAGTTTATCTCTTTTGTAGAGACAGAACGAATGAAATGCCGCGAACGTGGTTTCGGCCCAATAGATTAATCGTAGAAAATAGAAAGAGGATTCTTTAGTTCTGGAATATCAATTAAGAGTACAAAAATGTCTCTTCCAGCTCTATCATCTTTATATGATGCAGGTCTAACTCCAATATTTCTTTTGCGAGCTTCACCAACATATTTAGTGATTTGACCACCTGCTTCTTTAGTAAGAGCAAAAGGATCAATTGTAAATTCAAATAAGTATTTCTCTACTTCTAAACCAAATTCAGGTTCGCCAAGTACTTCTCCCTTTTGAGTAAAAAGAGTCATCTTAATTTGTTGTAGACACGATTCAAGTTCATCATACACTTCTAACTGTTCTGGTCGAAATGCAGGATCTGTTTCAGGTCTAAGATAAAAATCTCTAAGTTGTGCCATATTAATTATTGATGGTATAAGTACATCCAGTCTGGAGTGTTTTCGCCTTTCATCATCAATTTAACATCTTCCATCTCCTTTTCAGCAGTAGTCGTGATATTTTGATAATTTACAGTAACGTCTCCAGGTAGAGTATAGTTAAAAGTTTGTAACATGTGTGCTAAACGAACTTTAGCATGAGCACGAACATAGCGTTGAAAAACTTCGTCTTCAAACAATTTGTCCTGTTCAAGTTTTTTATAGATTCGAATAACTGCATTTGTTGCTGGAGTTCTACCTATTACTCCAAGCATTTTAGTATTTTTATTGTAGTCGTATGCAATAGAGTCAATCATCATACTCTTAGTTAAATCAAGGAATGAAAAGATAACTGTTCTATACATAATACTTTCTCCAATGAATGGAGTCAAATAGATCTCAGAACCAATAAATTTTTGTTCGGCAAAATCTCGGTCAATTGTAGCAAAAATAGATCCTCCTTTTGCTTCTTTAAAATCAACTACGAACTGTACGCAATCTGGTAATTGAAGCTGTCTTAATTTCTTAAAGGTAGGATTATTAAAGATTTCAGGAGTAAGTAACATATATCTACTTTCTACTGCATGTCTCCAGTTATCCCAAAAATATCTTGAATCATTTAAGATAATACGTTTAATCTCTTTTTCCGGAAGAGAATAAGGAAGTGCACCAGAAAAGGTGATCTCATTATTAATGTCTTCTATAAGTTCTCTTTCAGTCATTGTTTAATTATTGATTTGATCCAGGTCCTGTTCCTTGACGTTCGTCACTAAATCTTGTGCTTGATTTATCAATATTAAGATTAAAGTCTTTGTCTCCTAACATACGACCCATTGCTCTTTGATTTTTCTTCGCCACTACATTATCCTGTTTACCAGCACGTTCCATTGATTTGTATACCATCTGGCCTAATGCTTGTTGTTTTAATTTCTTTTTCCAATCGCTATGAAAAATAAGGTTCATTGCTCTAGTAATATCCACTTCTTCAATTGTACCATCATATCTTGCAGGATTACGAGCAGCCTTTTCATTTGCTAGTTCCTGAGCGATTGCCATTACCGAAGTATAAACTCCAGCTAGAGCACTCTGTACTTGGCCTTTAAAATTAGTAGGATAAACTACTTCTTTTGTAGCTTCGTTTATGAACTCTTGATATGTTTTTACTAATTTTTCCATTATGCGGCGGTTGCTTTTCCAGCATCCTGTAAAGCTTTATTTAAGTTTGTGTTTGCAGTATTTACTAAAGTGTCTTGATCAGTTTTGAGTTTATCAAGTTCTGCTTGTTTTGCTGAAACTACTTTATCTCGATTTGCAACTGCTGCAGCTGCTGCTTGACGAGCTGCTATTACTGCTGGGTTTGCCTCAACGCTTGCAACTACTGGTGCAGCTGGAGGAGTTGCCGCTGGAGTAGAGGTTCCGCCAATATTATCTCCTGCACCTGGAGCAGCTGGTGCTGCTTGTTCGTCGACCATTGGTGCAGCTCCAATCTCTTCTGCTTTCTTTTCTTCAGATTTCATGAATTTCTTAAAGCTTGCAATATGTGATCCCATTGTAATTTCTTTTTATTATTTATTTTGAAAATCCTTTAGTTGTCTTTATGAACTCGTGGTAAGAGAGCACGCTCTTCTTCTTTGCTTTACTTGGATTTAATCCAAATGCACTAGTTAGTCTACCGCCAGTCAAGAATGGAGAATTATTCCAATGCGTTGGAATTGTACCAGATGAACCAGCATAAAATGACATTGCGTTAGCCCTCTTAGTATCTGGACTAAGTATAATATCTGCTGGATCCCTCTCCATTGAGTCTGCGCCCATTACTTCAACTAAATAAGTATTAAAGTTTCTTACCATTGATTAGCCTGGAAAATTTAAAGTTTCAGGTGATTGGTCTAACGAAAATGCTGGTACTGGAGCAGGAGCCATTTGTCCTTCTGGTGCAACTGCATTTGAGAAAGTTAAATCCGGTTCTGCTTCCATTCCTGGCATTGCTGCCGGTTGAGATGGTGCACTAAATACATGCATATTTTTATCAATAAATGATTGGATTCCCATACATATTAATGGGTCAACTTCCTTACATTTACCTAAGAAATCTCCAACCGTCATTGTCATTGGATCTGGAGCAGCAGAGGTTTGACCTTCTGCTGGAAGTGCAAGTTGTTGTGCTGGATAATCAATTGGCATTTCTTGATCAGGTGTCATTTCAGGTTGCATTCCAAGTTCTTGAACATCAGTTGATGCAATTGCTTGCATATCGTCCTCGTAAATTCGTCTAAGGTTTTTGTAGTTTTTCATTCTTGTTCGTTATTTTAATAAGTTAGAAACTCTTTAGTTTATTTATTTAGAAACCAATCGCAGATTGTGTAATATAATAAGTAATATATGGAAATGGATAAATCTCAAATCGAAAAGTATCAGGCAGTTCGAAAGGAACTTGAAACTACAATATTGAAGAAACTTGATGCAATCAAGGTAAAAATACTGACCTATAACGAGGGCACAGTTAGGGAAAATATACAGATTCTAACGATGGTTACTGATGAATTAGATGATGTCTTACTTAACTGGGAAGACGCTGGTATTCGTACAATATCTAGTCCAGAGTTCATAAATGACGATTTTGATGATCAGTATGATGATGACGAGGATGAGGACTAGCCTTTACACTTCTTTGCGTATCGAGCAATCGCTAATTTACGAGATTTCTTTCTAGGATTTGCACTGTATATTCTGAAGGATTCAGGTTCCTGTGCAACCTTAGCGGTTTGAATAAATTCAAGGAAGTTTTCTACTAGCTTTTTCATTATAATTGACTCATTAGGACTCCGCCAAGTTTAGTTGCTTCTAAACGTAGCTCAATAATATCTTCAGAGTCTAGCGTCTTTTTTCTAGTAGTATAGTCAATTCCAAGTAATCCAATTAGTCGATTTTCAACTGTTCTGATTGCAAATATGTAGGAACTCTTAGTTCCATTTTCTTCTGCAATATATTTTAAGCCATATGTAGCAATTGTCTCGTCTTTAAAATCGGGGATAGCCAAGTAATCATGAGTTAAAACTCGGCTAAATGATTTACTAAATAGGTTTACTGGGATATTTTGAAAATTATCACGAGTTGTGTCCTTGGCATGCTTTACTTGTTCAAAGAAGATGCTGAATTTTTGGATAGATTTGCCAGTTGGATAATAGTGACCGCCATTATGGAATTGTGCAATCCATACTCTGTCTGGAGTAAACTCCTCCATAATCTTTTCAATCTCGTCATTAATCACATTTGCATTGTTTACTGCTTCTGCAATAGGATCTGGAGTTTTTCTAGTGTTTAGTATATGCTTGACTAGTAGAACCGCAACTGGGCCCAATATACCTGTCAAGAAAGCAATTATAATTTCAGTCATCTCTTTACAATTAGTAGTTTTTACATGTTACAACCGCAAGTTGATCCAAACTCATCATTTGGTTCTCCACAGTCTTCACAGTATCCGTGCTTGTCGTAAATTTCAGTATCGTCTCCATCATCAAAGCGATCTTCTTTCCAATCTTCATCTTCTTCCTCTTCGTTCCAATCGTCGCTTAAATAATCAGCATCATGGTAGGATTCTGAGATAAATTGGTGAAATCCTTTTACTAATCGTGATTCTTCTACTTTTTCTTCATCTTCTTTGCTTTCTTCAGGATTTGCTCCCATTTCTGGCTCAGGAGTTTCATCTCCTTCCTCTTCTTCTGGAGCTTCAGGTGCTTCTTCAGTCTCTTCAGCAGCTTGTTCTGTCGGAGTCTCAGTAGCCTCTTCTTCAGGAGTCTCTTCTAATTCTTCCTCTTCTGGAGCATTCATTTCAGCATCAGGTTGTGATGTAAATTTTGGTGCACCTGTTTCACCAGGTTGAGGAGGTGTTACTTCAGTTCCACCAGCAACTGGACGATTTGGTCCAATTTGATTTTGATTGTATGTTTCGTCATCAAATCCTTCTTCGAAGTTAGATGCAGCATTAGTAAAATCGTCTAGGTTCTTTTCAGTATCACTAGAATATTTACCAAAAAACTCTGAAAAGTTTAGAATTCTTCCTGGCATGTCAGTAAGTTATTTTTAGTTATTTATCAATAAAGTAGCCACCAAATTTTAATATTATGATTCAATATAGTATTATTACAATAATGAAAAAAAGAATATATTTAGACGATGTTAGAACTCCTGTGGATCAGGACTGGATCGTAGTTAGAACACATGATGAATTAGTATCAAAGGTCGTTGAACTCGGCTTGGAAAATATTCAAATGATCTCCCTGGATCACGATCTGGATGATTCGGCAATGCATGAATACTTCACTAATGTAAGTCCACACTATAAACTGGACTATGCAAATATTACTGAATCCACTGGCATGGACAGTGCTAGATGGTTAGTTCGTCAATTTTATACAACTAATCCGGAATGGCCAGGAAAATCTAGACCGGAAAAAAAAGATTCAATTGTCCGTTTCCCAATCGTCGTAACTCATTCCGCAAACCCAATCGGCTCTGCAAATATTATGGGATACATTAATAATTTTTTAATGAATGAAGCCCAACCTCAAACTTGTATTCGAGTTAACATAGAACATACCGTAAAAAAATAATTCAAACAATATGCCTAGAAAAATTATAGTAACCGACCCACACAGAAAAAACGATCTTAGCTTAACTCCAGGAGGAGATGTTGTGACTCTAGTCCATAGCAACGGAGAACGACGCGTATATGATAAAATTAAAAATGTCGCTGCGTATGCTAACCATGCGAAGACTGATCAAAAAGTTATTGAAATCTGGTGTGGCGAAGAACTTATTTGGAAAAGAGAAATTAATTTGCTCTCGCTATAAGTGATGGCTGATTTTACCTATCCTAGAATAACATTAGACTCTTATTTCGATAGAATTTTTTATATCAATATGAGTAAGGATGTTGCCCGCAATGAGCGCATCCTTGCACAGTTTAACCAGTTTGGAATTAAAAATTTTGAACGAGTAGAAGGAGTACAACTTACTGAATTACCTTCGCCTACTTTATATCGTAATTTTATAAAGGGTGATATGAAATACCGGCTAGGTCAGTTAGGCTGTAAAGCTGCACAGCTTAAGTGTATTGAATTAGCGAAAACTCGAGGTTATGAGAGAGTTCTTATTTTAGAGGACGATATTACTTTTTTGCAAGATCCAAATCAACTGCTTACTCAAAATCAAGAAATTCTACATGATTGGGACGTGCTCTATTTTGGCGGACTAATTGAACCATTTTTTAGAAATCAGATTGTGTGTTTACACGCATATGCAGTAAAGAGCAAAGTATTTGATGATATTATTAATATGGCAGATGGCTCTGGCATGGAAATGGATAACTTTTATGCAAAAATAATTCAGCACATGAGTTATAACCATAATCAATCTGGCAAGTATAATATCAGAGTGGTTCTACCATTTAATCAAATCGTACAAAATAAATCATTCGAATCGAATATTCAAAGCTAATGGAATTAATCACAACCTATATTTGTAAGAAGAGCGATATTGGAGTACATGATAATATGTTCGGCGGAACTATCTTATCTCTTATTGATGATGCTGCAGCTTCTTATGTTGCCCAAATTTGCGACACTCAACGTGTCGTCACTCTAAAAATTGACGAGCTTATTTTCAAACACCCAGTAAAAATAGGAAATATTCTTAAGGTGTATGGTAATATTTTTGAATTTGGCACTACCTCAGTTACTGTTTATCTTGAAGTTCGCAAGCATAATGTGTATACTGGTAAACAGGATGTCGTTGTGCACACCAACATTAAATTTGTACGCATTGACGATGAGGGCAATTCTTTACGGATACACGATTATGTAAAGGAAAGATATAACAATAGAATTCAAAAATACGGCAAAGGTTTATTAAACACCGAAGAAAGGTTACAATATGAAGGTCAATAAAATTAAACTCAAGGAATTTTTCCTCTTTTTTGCAATACAATTACTTTTGTATTTGTTACTCGTTATTAACTATCGGTTTGTTGCATGGGTAAATTATCCCGGTACAGTTATTACTGATTTTATTATTGCATCGTTCAACTTTTTTGTAGTTCGTAAGATTGCAAAGAGCGAAGACTCGCTACATCAATGGGCAGGCTATGCAATTGGCGGAGCAATTGGCGGAGTCTTAGGTTTATGGTTATCAACATTTTTTGTGTAAAATAAAGACGCATGGCAAAATTACCTAAACTTGCACAAAGACAACAGTACTCAAACGGACATATTATATCGATTGGGTTAACGGGTAACGTTGGTTATATATCGATTGAAGATAATAATCTTTATCCTGATAGTGACAGTCGGTCGGAGCGAAGAAATATGCAATACAATCGATTAATGATACCTTGCATGACACGAGAAGACCTTAAAGATCTTCGAACTGCAATCGATGAAGTATTAAAAAATTCAAGATAACTATGAAAACAATAAAAATTAATTCAAATCGATGAATAAAGTCGTTCATATTAAAAAAGAACCATATGATGTATACATAGGGAGAGGATATGGATCTAAATGGGGAAATCCTTTCACACATATTGCTGATAAAAAGACTGCAGCACAATATATTGTTGCGAGTCGAGAAGAAGCTGTTCAGAAATACAAGGAGTGGATTCTAGAAGGAGAAGGTAAATGGCTATTAGATCATTTACATGAACTAGAAGGAAAAACACTAGGTTGTTGGTGTGCTCCGAAATTATGTCACGGCAATGCACTAATTGAAATAATAAACGAAAGAAAACAAAATAAAAATGAATAAATTATTAACATTAATATTGAGCTCAGCTCTATTAATTGGGTGTTCAACCCTTAAAAAAATAGATACTACTGGATTTCATTCTGATCACATTACTATTTTTTATGAAAAAGATAGTGTTGCAACTTTAAGCTCAATTGAATATTCAATCGACAATGGTAAGTACGTCAAAGAACTGACCTTTAAATTAATAGACATGAAGCATGCAGATAAAGTTCAAAATTTACTTTACTACATTCACCAAAGACATAAAGGCTGGGAAATTGAAATTGATTATCCTATTACCAATTTTAAAATCAATAACTAATGAATAAAGAAGAAACAATCAAAGTACAACAAGAGCTAATCAATGTATTATACTCTCAAGTGGTAGACTTATCAATGATGTCTAAAATTGAATTAGGCGATGATGTAATCGCTGAAATTAAACGATTAAATGATTTATTAAAAAACAAAGATGAAAGAATTTAAAATATTTGAAAATACTAAACATGAATATGATATTTTCGTAGATCATACTGATAATGGTACTGAATATTCATTGCATTATTCTAGTGCAGACCACTGGACTTATCCTAATAAATTAATCTTGTCTGCACTCGATAATGGAAACGAGATCAAGCTTTCTGAAAAAATGGGCAAGACGATTGACTATAGCGACTTTTGTGAAATTTCTTTGCTTTTTAACTTTATCCTAAAGTACGACAAGCAAATGGGATCTCCTAATTATCAAGTAATCCCAGTCAGTGAAACCTCTTTTACCATTTAGAGTATATAACTATAAGAGCCTGACGCTCTAGTCGGCGTCGAGTCCCAGTGGCTTTAGAATGGTGTCATCGCCATAAAGACGTTTGCTTAATTAAAAATAATCAGGTAAACTATGTACCACACAACACTCAATGGTTGGCAACAACCCACTGCGAATATAGCAGTAAACCGAAATCGTCTTAAACATTATGGCGATAAAATCTATCTTAAGGACAAGACTCATTTTGAGATAGAATTATTCAATCCAAAATCCATTAAAATTCTTGCAAAGATCTATTTGAATGGAGTATCAATTTCCTCATCTGGAATTGTGCTTCGTCCAGGTCAAAGAGTTTTCTTAGAACGTTGGCTTGATGAGTCAAAAAAATTCCTCTTTGAAACCTACGAAGTTGAGGATTCAACTGAAGCGAAGGGCGCAATTGTGGATAATGGAAAACTACGTGTAGAATTCTATGATGAACAGACGATTCACTATCCGTCTATCTCAACATATGTTTACACAACCAGACCACAGTACTGGAATCCTCCAGTATTTGGAGGCACTACAGTTAACTGTCTTTATTCTAACACTTCAGCTGATCTTACTGGTTCAATTGGAGCAAATGCTTCGTTTGCTAATTCTAATTTGCAGCCAGCCGGTTCACTTGAGACTGGTCGTGCAGAACGAGGAGAAATGTCAAGCCAACAGTTTAGCAGTGATCAGTCTAATTATTCTAGTTGGTGTTCAAAATCAATTGAACTACAGATCTTACCAGAATCTAGCAAACCAGTCGAGGCATCAGACATTCGCAATTACTGTAGTAACTGCGGAACTCGTATCAAACATGCAAATTGGAAGTTCTGTCCAAGCTGCGGCACTCAATTCTAAATTTAACGTCAGGCTCTTGCTAAAGGATCTCTTTTTGAGATCCTTTTTTATTTTATCAAAACTTGTAGTATTATTAAGTTATGATAATTTATATTAAATATGAAAACTAGCCTATTTTGCCCATGTTGTAGTCACGAACTGGTCGTGACCCATAAAGATCGATATGAAGATCTAGGTGAACATGTGTCCGACCCAAACGGCACACCTTCCTTCAAGGAAGGCTATCAGTGTACTTATGAATATTGTGAGGCCAATAATCTCGATGCAGTATGGATTGAGGACGGTGATATGTTCATACGTAATAAACCTGAACAAATTAAGTGGGCTGTTGCATACACTATTATTGAGAAATGTAGTAGGAGCGGCATGAGGTATGCGCTTAATTCTTGGAACCATTATTATCAAGAAGGTAAAGCTGCAATTAAAGCCCGAACCAAAAAGATTACGATCGGTAAGTGGAAAATAGTCTTTGTCCCAAAAGAAAAAGGACACCCGTATCCAGTCGAAGTACAGTATCAGCCTCGAAGATTTAGTTATAAGTTGGAATACTGGAAGAGGACTGAAGACGGCCATGGCTACACATCAGTTGTACCAGATTTTCGAATGGTCAAGTATTGTCTTCAGAAGTTCAGCCGAGAATACAGGAGTGCAATAGAGGGAAATAAGTCAGCCATACAAAATTGTCTTAATGAAATAGAATGCTATTCTTCCTGGGGATCCAGAGACGATCGTAGATATGCTAAGATTACTAGCTTCATCTTGAGAACGGTATGCTATGCAAAAACTGCAGTTATTCGAGAGCTTGCAGTAAAACACAAACTTAACGCAGGTCGATAGGAAGCGAAAACGTCGACTAGCGAGGTCGACGTTTTCTTATAGCCTAAACTATAACCGGTCCTAATGTGGGACATTTAAGTCCGCCGGTCTTTATTATTTATTAAAATTTTAGTATAATATCTTTAGAAAATCTGGTTATAACTCATGGCTATGCGAAGCCCCACATAGTACGAACTTAATTATTAACCGCAAGATGTCCGCCCCTATTGGTTAT